TGACGCTGGATTTCGTTCTCTAATAATTTTTCTTGTCCTCTTTGACCTTGCTTCATTTCAAACTGTGTTTGCTCTTGGTCCATCTGCTTATCTTTAAGATCTAATTCTTGTTGTCTGATTGCAACCAGAGGATCGTCCGAACCACCCTGGCCAATAGATTGTAAAAACTCTTGTGTAATCTGCGCTAATATCGGTGAAGCAAACTGGTCTTGTATCATCTGCACTTCTGACGCAGCAGCCTGTGCCTGGTCAGGTGGTAGCTGTTGCATTTGTTCTTGGACAGCCTGTATACGCTCTTGTACTTCTGGCGGTATCTGTTCTTTAGAAATCTGCGCGGCCATAAACTGTAGATGCTGCATACAATGACTAATAATAATAGTTTGTAATTGTGGGTTTTCTTTAACCACTTGAGTCAAAAACAAACTTCTATGCGCCTCAATATGCGATTGATGGTTTTGTGATTCAAACGCTTGTTGTGGCTGGCCCATCATCAAACCACTATTTTCTAATCCAGAATCAATAGGTTTCGGTGTTGTATCAGCTGGTGGTTGCAATAAGCTTTCTACATTGTCAACACCCAGGGCTGCATACATTCTTTTGTAAGCTTCAAACATACCAAGCGGGCCATGTATTTCCGGATTACTTTGAACCATTTGTAATAGCTCTTGCGCCAGGGTAATTCTTTGACTTTGGCTAAATATGTTTGGATCCGATACTGGTACGACGTCTATACGATCGTCGAAGTCAGTTTGTTTGACTGCACCAGGCCCAGTGCCTGTGTCATATCCGTAATCAGGGGGTAGATATTCGGAAAAGACTTTTGATAGTAATTGAAACTCAAGCCTTTGGGCATAGTGCAACCTTTTGTGGATTGCGCTCATAACCTTAGTGCCACGCTCTAATAGAGCTACAGTCGTACCGACTGGCATGGCTGCATTGGCATCGCCTATGTTTGTATCGGCAATAGCTGCAAAACGCTTTCCAGAATCTACTAGAATACCAAGCAAACTCATAAGTACGTTGCTTGGTTCTTTAATTGGTAACGGTATAAGGTTCTCTCTTAAAGATCCTCCCGTTGTATCTATGTCTCTAAACTCACCTGGTTGTAATGGTTCGTCTTCATCTCTAATTCGCATACCCCTGGCTTTAAAACCAGCTGGTAAATTGGCCAGCGTACCGGCATCTATTAATTGTCTTAAAATTGATGTACTTGCTTTGGATATACCACCAATCATGTGCGATAGGCCTAATCCATAAAAGCCAAGTCCAGGCAAAAACTTATACTGTACAAAAAAGTTGATCTTGTTCTTGTATAAATCGCCTTCGTTGTAATTACGTCTAATAGATAATACTTGCTCTGATTGTTCATCAATCGTCACAATATATGGCAGTTTTAATCCTGTAGGCTCGCCGTCCTCGCCTATGTCTTCAAACCCTTCCAGGTCTAAAATAGTGTGTACTTCAAAAACCGTATGGTCCCGATCTTCGGCATAACTACCTTTTATGCCTTGTAGTTTGTCAATTTCAGCTTCTACATCTGACTCAGTAGAGTCGTATGAATGCTTGCTTACATCTACATCTGCGTAAAATCCAGAGAGCTGTTGCTTCTTGATTTCGTTTTCTGACATATTGATGGCGTGAGTTACACGCTCAGCACTAGATAAATCAGATGCTTCGTAAGGTACGATTAGATCTTCTGGAGCAATAAACTTAGAAACCGCCCTGTTCAACACATTGTCGTAATAGACCTTTTTAAACGCACTACCCGCTAATGGTAAGTAAAAGAGCAACATATCAAGCTCTGGGTCGTAGTCCTTCATTACATTCATAATGTAGAAGTTCATAAACTCCTGGACACGATCTGCTTGTGTTTCTGTCTCTACTGTTCTTGCGCCTATAACCTGGGTTTTGACAGGTCCTTTTGCTGGCAGCATTTCTTTGTAGGCTTGTGCCTGGAATTGGGTAACAGCTTCTGCCAGGATAGGATGTATGACTCCACTAGATCCCTCAAAGGGCTGTGATCTACCTTCGTCAAACTTCATGCCTAAATATTTTAGGCCATCGGTATACGTTTTTTCCCAGTCTGACCTGGATTGTTTGTCCTGGTTGATTGAATCTAGAATATCACCAGCTAACTTGTTTAGAACGCTGTCTTCTATAAGCTCAGCTAAGTTTGCACCAAAATCTTCTACCGGCATTTCTTCTTCTAATTGTTCGTCTCCAATTAGAATGCCTTCTTCAGCTACAAGAATTTCGGCAGCATCTCTTATTTGATCTGCTCTAGACGCCTCTGGAAAAACCTCAACAGATGAACCAGTTACTTTGACATCTGGGGTTTCGCTTTGAATTTGTTCTCTTTTTTCTATAGCCATAATTCAGTGTAACACTTTTGTTAGTTGTTAATAATACACCACGCGCTTCTTATTTAAAAAACTCGCCTCTTCCGGATAGTCTTCATTAAGGGATAAAAAGCCACCTTGCCTAAATCTCATTAATGCCATTGTAGCACTATCGCAATAATCGTCGTGGTCACCATACGGGAAGCTGGCCATTTCTTCGATGACTTCATCGCTAAATGTTTCATCGGGTGCCCAAACCATACCGCTTTCAAATATTGGAGCGACCGAGTTCATCCTGGCCACTTTGTCTTGTCCTCTGCTTGGAGTATACGCTGTTACTGGTATACCCATTCTTCTTAATTCCTGGGTCAAAGGCGTACCACTTGCTTTTGCTTCTATTAATACGCAATCAGGCTCCCAGTATTTATACTCGTCATAAGCTAATTTTTTTAGTTCAGGAAAGTCTACGCGCACCCTTTTTGCATCTAATAGCATTATTTGGTCTGCATCTTCGTCACCAGCTATGCCAGGCTTAAATATTGCCCAGGTTGTTATTGCCGAGTAGTCAGCAGTCTCTTTTTTACTAAAAGCAGTATCATAAGACTGTATAACGTAGCTGTAAGGTGGTACATCGCCATCTTCCCATCGGTTCCACCACTCTCTTTTGACTATAGATCCAGCTTCAGCTGTTGGGTTTTGCAGCCACTGACTGTTCCATTTGGCTATGGGTAAAGATGCTTTAACAGACAGCAGCTCTTCTTTTTTCCAATACTCTGGCCATAAGGGTGTTTCTGTCTCCGGCATAATTGCTGGAAACTCTACAATCTCCCATTGATCCGCATGATCTGCACTTTGGTTCTTTAATACTTTACCAACCAGGTCTTTTGTGGACCATCGCGTCATAACTATTATAATGATTCCGCCAGGCTGTAAACGCTGTCTTGGTCCAGATGTATACCACTCATAAGCCGATTCCATCGCTGTCGGTGACAAAGCATCTTGCTCAGAATGAGGATCATCAATAATAAGTAGATCCGCACCACGACCTGTAATCGCACCACCTACACCAGCATAGAATGATTCACCCTCTTGGTTTGTGGTCCATCTTCCAGCTGACTTGTTATCTGCCTGGAGCTTTAGATCTGGAAAAACCCTCTGATAATCTTCGCTGTCAATTATGTTTCTGACTTTACGGCCGAACCTAACAGCAAGCTCCGCGGTGTGTGTTGTTTGTATTATTTTTAAGTCGCCACGCAATCCCATCATCCAGCTTGGAAAGTAGGTACTGGCAAACTCAGACTTTGAGTGCCTGGGTGGAAGACATACTATCAGACGTTTTAATTTGCCCTGGGCAATCTTGTTAAACTTCTCGCCTATTATCTTGTGGTGTCGCCCTTCTATAAACTCTGGCCAAAGATGTTTTACATAGCTGATAAAATCGCCTTGGCACTTATCTTGTAATTCTATCTGGTCATATCTATTTAGAAGCGCAACAGCTTCTGTTTTGTCTTGTTGTGACAGAACATCAAAATCTTTCAGTGAGATTTCAGGCATATCTTAGGATTAAACCTCGTGCCAAGGTTCGTTTTTCCATAGCAATCCTTCGGCCTCACGTCTTCGTATCAAGCCCTGAAGTGTCTCGCCACCAGCCTTGTTCCACCTCTTCATTTCGCTGGGTACTTTTTCATGTTGGCCTTCGTTTAAAACGCGAAGCATGGTTGAGCTGCGAAGATTGGAACCACCCAAGTTAAACGTCCAGGCTACTAAAGCGTCAAATTGATTTTGCTCAAGCGGTACTTTTACCGATTTATTTACTTCTTCTTCAAACAACGCCACATCTTCTAGCAACAAAGCATCTGCTCGTTGTTGTGAGATTTCCATATCCATGCTGACGCCATCTGTGGAACCGTATCCGATCGTAGGCACGCCCGCGGCACACTTATATGCCTTTAGTTCGCACCCTTCAAATTTTTTTATTAACGCAAGACCCTCTTGCGATATTACTCTAAAATCATCCATATTATTCTCCCCAAATTTTAATTTTTTTCCCGCCGTCATACTCAACGGCGTGCCCCTCATTGATAAGTATTTGGCAAATATCTTTGCCATCTTCTGTATAAGGGATACCCAAAATTCTACCATATTTACCTTTTCCCAGAGATTGCACTTTGAAGCTACCCTTGCATAACTCTGCTAATCTAACTTTTGCGGCTTTACCCATAATCTTTTCTTTAGCTCTCTCTGGGTATCGCTTGGTGTTAATTCTAGATTCGGGCGTGTCAATTCCCGACAGACGAACACGCTGTTTGTGTAATTTTACATCAAAACCTAGATCCAAAACGCAATCGAAAGTATCTCCATCTATAATTCTGTCCAGGGTAGCGTTATAAACAAAAGCATTTGGTGCATTACTCATTATCATTCTCCGTTTCTACAGCAGCTTCTTTATCTTGCTCCCTATAGTATTCTATTATTGCTAAAACATTTGTTATGTACCTTTTCAGCTCAGCCATGTTCATGCTAAGCGACTCATATCCCTGGGTGCTAAGAGCGTAGTAAGCCTCTGGTGGTGCCTTCCCTTCTTCTACTAATGCTAGATACTCAGCCATTAGCTCTGGTGTAAGAACCCTCCATGTCAGATCTTGCATATTTACCTCAAGCGGCATCGGAGGGTGGTACATTGGTGCGGGCAAAGTAATTGTTTTCACTTCGACCGGTGGTGTACTAGGCAGCAGAGAGCAGCTGCACATGAAAAAAGTAAGGCTAATTAGTAGTAGGTTTTTCATCAAACATATTTGGGTTTGTTAAGGCCACAAAGTCTTGTCCGACTTGCTTGGTACCTTTGTTGATTATTTTTTCGATTAAGCCAGGTTTGGCTAGTGCCAGGTTTCCCAGGCTGTGTCTTTGGAAGGTATTTCTGAGCTGGTTTACTTCACGCATCGATTCTTGATTTTGTGCGGCCAGGGCATTGATCTGCTCAGTTGTTTCTTTTTGTTTAGCCAGGTAGTTATCAATGGATGCGTTTTGTTCTTCAATCTTGCCCTCTAAAATAATAGAGTTAGCCTTTAATGTGGCTATTTCGTTTGCTTGATACTTAATGTAAAAAGCAGATCCACCAGAGACTACAATTAAGAGGCCGGTGGCAATGATTGCAAGTTTGAATCCCATGTATACACCCTCAGTTTACTTTCCTTACCCTTTACTTTAATCGGTTCTAGTTCTTTTAGCAAATATTTGCAAGCTTTTGCACATTCGTACCCAAT